GTTGTAGCTGGTAATGCACTCACATCAGCCATATCGATCATTGCAGCGTTTACCATGTACTTGTTTCCTCCAAGCTCCTCTGGTATAAGATTCATCTCCTCCAACTCCCTTATGTCATTTGCTGACATTATTCCGTTCTGTCTCATAGTCTGATAGAAGCTTGCTCTTGAAGCTGCATCGCCTCGAAGCCTTCCATTCAAGTTGTATTTAACGAAGTACTTATTTTTATCGTCATATGAAAACAAGGCCTTTTGCATGGATTGCTCAAGCCTTGATACCCAGGGGATTATTGTGTTGTCTATGAAGCTTATCGACTGGTGTTCGATATTCGAGAATGTAGCTCTATCAAGGGATGCAACAAGATGTGGTGGCACCCTGAATATCCTGCAAATTTCCTCAGTCTGGAACTTCCTTGTCTCCAGGAATTGTGCTTGCTCAGGCGGTATTCCAATGCTCTGAAACTTCATTCCTTCCTCGAGGACAGCTACCCTATGTGCATTGCCGCTGCCTTGGTATACAGCATTCCAGCTATCCCTTACTCGCTTAGGATCCTTAACAACACCCGGATGCTCGAGAACTCCGCCTGGATTAGCCCCATTAGCGAAGAATGTTGCTCCATACTCTTCTGTCGCTATGGCCATTCCCACAGCATTCTTTGCCATGGCTATTGGCGAGTATCCAACCAATCCATCAAAGCCTAGCCCTGGAATGTGAAGCACGTCCTCTCGTCTGAGCTTGGTTGAACCTAATTCATTCCTGTATTCGTAAATCAGATCTCCATTTGAGTTCCTATCTACTGCTATTCGGTCTGGGAGCAGCGGATACAGTGACAACACATTTCCTCTACCATCTCTAATGATCTGAGCATAAGCAGTGCCCTAAAGCAAAAGATGACTCATAAGTGTTTCTCTGAACACAAATGAAGTCATCTCAGGATTTGGTTCATCATGGAGAATTCGGTAAAGCCTGTGGTCCAGGGCCTTTTCCTTGCCACTTGGTGTATGCTCATATACATGAAGCGGCAGGCTAGCAATTGTTTCAGCAAGGATCCTGACACACGCATACACCGCTGTGGTCTGCATTGCTGTCCTCTCGTTCACTGTTTTGCCGCTACTGGTGCTTCCAAAAAAGAAACTGTAGTTGCTTCCATAGTATGTATTTGCGATTGGCTTATCTCTTGACCTGAATAGCCTTCCAAGTATAGGTATCTGCATTTTCTACCTCCTCCAACTAATTCTGTGCAAACTAAAAGCACCTCTTTCGAAGTGCTTGGCTGATAATTCTATTCTCCATAAAGTATGAATTCCAGGTATTCTTTCTTGTACTCGTCGATAAACAATACAAGTTCAAAGTAGTCATTGTTGTAGGCTTCTCTCTGGACACCGTAGATATCAAACATTGAATATTTGCCTGAATCTCGGATGTCCAAAATTTGCTCCTTAAGATTGTCCGTTATAAGTCCTGGTTCAGTATAGTAGCTCGCATATCGGCAAAAACTGTAACCTTCAGATTCACAAAGCACACCTTCCTTAGCTCCCTCAGCCTTTACATAAATACAGTGGTAAACTCCATTGGTGTCCACGTACATTGCATGTAGGTTCTGCTCAATAAAAGGATAGTCATCCAAAAGGTTAGCCGCAAAGTTGTCATATTCAACTTGGGTAAGCTCCACAATCTCTTCGATGACATACTGTGTGCCTTCAGAGGGCCTTGAAATCCTCGACTTGAGCTCCTCAACATTAACCGGCTTCCTTAAAAAACAGCCTTAGCCATTGCGCTTTCCTCCTCGGATCCCTTCGTAATCAAAGTTGCCTTTCCTAATCTCAGCATTCTCTGCTTCGACTGCCTTCTTGTATTCCTTGTCCTTAGTCTCCTTTACCAGGCACTCCATGCAAATGCAGTCTGTGTTGAACATCGACATTATCCTTCCATTCTTAAGTTCCTTGTGTCACCTATCGCAGCGTGTTTGGGTGAAAAACCTATCACTCATCTTTCTTCCTCCAACTCTTCCAAGGCACTCTTGAGTTCCTCTAGGATGTTGCTCGCATACTTCTGAGCAGTGATGTTGACCTTCTTTCCGATTGTCTCAAGATCTCTTTCAACCATCTCTATAAGTCCTTTCAAGAGTTCAACTGCTTTGGTATCCTGTACCTTAATTCCTGTTGGGTGGAGCTTTCGGAATGCACCTTCTTCAATCAGGCTCTGAAGCTCTGTCTCGCCATACATCATCACATCTTCATCCTCGACATTGATATTCTCAAGAATGAAGTTGCTGCCCCATTTACCTATGATTTTGCAGACTGTCTTGCCATTCTTTGTGACTAGGAAATCACCTTTTTTCATACACAAACCCTCCTCGGTTATCTTGTTATTACATATATCACTCTAAAAGCTATATATAGCAAGTTAATCTTGAGATTTGTGTATTAGTTTAGCACTAGGATCCCTCGATCATCATAAACGCTTGTTTTTCGTTCTGAGCGTAGTGAACGATCAAGAGCCATGATTGTTGCTACAGCGCCGTCAATCTTTTCAGTACTCTTTTCTTTGTCAGGTTTGATATTTCCAGCAGGATCGGTTCGGATGAAGATATTATCCATCATCCATCGGAGAACAGGATGTCCACCGTGGGCTAACTTAGTTTCTAGAGTCAGTTTCATTAGCTCCTTAGTCGGTGGGGCCATGTCTTTGAATCCTTGGCCGAAGGGGACTACTGTAAAGCCCATTCCCTCCAGGTTTTGTACCATCTGCACAGCACCCCAACGGTCAAATGCGATTTCTTGGATGTTATACTTCTCGCCTAATTTTTCGATGAATGATTCAATGAAGCCGTAGTGGACTACATTGCCTTCAGTGGTCTGTAGTAAACCTTGCTTATGCCAAACATCATATGGCACATGATCTCTCCGGACTCGAAGATCGATGTTTTCTTCTGGCATCCAGAAGTAGGGGAGAACGATGTATTTGTCACTTTCGTCCTCAGGCGGGAATACCAATACAAAAGCAGTAATATCTGTTGTACTTGAAAGGTCAAGCCCACCGTAGCACAGACGGCCTTCCAGTGATTCGAGGCTGACTTGGAACGAGCATCTGTCCCACTTGTCCATGGGCATCCAACGTACAGCCTGTTTGACCCACTGGTTGAGTCTAAGTTGCCTGAAACTATTCTCCTCTGCGGGATTTTGCTTAGCGCTCTCACAGGCGGCTTTGACTTTGTCTATTCCTACAGTAATTCCAAGTGAGGGGTTTGCCTTTTTCCACACCTTCGGGTCGGTCCAGTCATCCGCTTCATCCGCCCCATAAATCACTGGGTAAAATGTCGGATCGTTTTTTCTACCATCAAGAAGATCTTGTGCCTTTTGATGAATCTCATAACATATACTGTTTGTATCGTTACCGGCTGTGGTGATAAGAAAATACAGTGGCTGCATTCTTGCATCACCACTGCCTTTGGTCATAACGTCAAAGAGCTTTCTATTTGGCTGTGTATGAAGTTCGTCAAACACTACACCGTGGGTATTGAATCCATGTTTATTTGAAACGTCTGCAGAAAGCACCTGATAAATACTCCCGGTTGGTAAATATATTAATCGCTTTTGGGAATCAAGGATTTTCACTCGCTTTGATAGTGCCGGGCATAGTCTCACCATGTCAGCCGCCACATTAAAAACGATGGAAGCCTGGTTACGATCCGCAGCACAGCCGTAAACCTCAGCTCGTTCTTCACCGTCACCACAGGTAAGAAGAAGTGCCACAGCGGCTGCCAGCTCCGACTTTCCCATCTTTTTAGGTATCTCCACATAAGCTGTGTTAAACTGCCGATACCCATTTGATTTAATAGTTCCGAATACATCGCGGATAATTTGCTCCTGCCAGTCAATGAGCTCAAAGGGTTTTCCTGCCCATGTCCCTTTTGTATGTGATAGACACTCTATAAATCCGACCGCGTAGTCCGCTGTTGCTTTGTCGTAATGGCTATCTTTACTCATAAATCGGGTTGGCTTGTATTTCTTAAGCTTTCGTATACGCGGTCACCTCCTTCAATTCATGAACGACAAAAGAAGCCCCGAAAGGCTTCTTGAATGTCATTTTCTTATATTCTATAATTCACCGGTGAGAATAAAGTGGCAGTATTCTTTCTTATACTCTTCAATGAATGTCACAAGTTCGAAATACCCTCGCTCATAAGACATCCGCTGAACCATCGGCGTATCAAACATGTTGGTCTCACCGGTATCTCTAATGGCAATAATCTGTCTTTTTAGCTGGTCTTTTGGATTTTCTGTACAGGGATAGTAGGCTGCATACCGGGCGTAATCGTAGCCTTCGCTTTCAACCAGTATGCCTTCATCAGCTCCTCTAGCCTTGACCAGAATGCAGTGCCAAACCTTATCCGCATCCATGAACATCTTATCAACGCGTTTAGCAATGAAGTCATGATCATCAAGTAGGTTCTCAGAAAATGCTTTGAACTCTTCTGGCTCAAGCTCAACCACTTCCTCGATAGCATACTGACTGCCGCTTTCTTTTTCGTAACCCTTCAGGTCGTCTATTGTACTGGCTTTTCTAACAAAATGCGCTTTCACTGTTTATCCTCCTCACATGAATCTTTGACTATTTCACATGAATCTTCGCCATAAGCTACACCAAGGCTCGAACCGCAGTCCCAGGAAACATGAATGGTCCCGATATCATCAACTCCCGTTACTGTGCCTGTCTCACCGTGACTTAGTTTGGCGTAGGAATCGTTCATTCGAATCAACCTCACTCTACTTCCCGGTGTGTACTTTGCTTTAAGCTGCAGAAGTCGTTCTGGAGAAATGATGCGCATTTTATTCAGCCTCCTTTTGTTTGGACTCTCCGCTTTTGAAAGCCGAGCTTCCGGTCAGCTTTGAAAGCAGGATTTTGCGCTCCCCTTTGTACTCTTGGCCGATAAAGCCAAGTCTGAGGAGAAAACAGCGGAAGGCATATTTCTGGTTATCTGTTTCTTTAACTTTTGCAGTCACCCGTTTTTGTTCCTTTGCCAGTTCACTTAGCGAGCAGATAAAGTGTGAATATGCTTTGATCTCCTCAGGGCTTACCGGGAATGAAAACCAAGGGAAGCTGACCTTTTCATCTGTAATTTCAATAGGCAGCATCTTCAGGCCAAGAGCCTTCTTGATGAGTTCTCCTTTGCTTTCCAGCAAGCGCTTCAGATTCTCTAAAGCTGTGTCAGTGAAAGTTGCTCTTGGCAGTTCGATTACAAGTCCCTGAATTTCATTTGCAAAGGCTGTGGGTTCCTGAATTTCTTCTGAATGAGCTTCTACTGTCATGCTCCCTTTAATTTCAGCTTCGAAGCCGCGCTCTGCCAGCCTTTCAATGAGCATTTCAACCTTGTTGATGTCGATGTGCTCATCGAAGGAAAGCTCACCGTTTTTGTCTACCACGAATCCGTCGATGCCGTAGGCGAAGGTTGGTGCTCCTTTGTATGCCGGTTTGGTCTCTAGCAGTTCGCCAATCGTATTAACCAATGCCTTACGCTCAGTGCCTGTGCAGTTAAATTTGATTTCCATATGAATAACCACCTTTCTTTTTGGTAGTTACATATATCACTCTAAACCTGTATATTATCAAGTTAATTCTGTTGTTTTGCAGGCTGTGTTTCTATGTTTGCTGCAAGCTCACCATAGGCTTTGTTGCTTCCATCCCTTAAGAGAAAAACCTGCTCATCCGAACCAACCTGCTCGATAAATCGCTTTACGATAACATCACAAAACTTCTCATCAAGCTCGATGGTGTGACATATGCGGTCAGTTTGTTCACAGGCTATGAGGGTTGAACCCGAACCCCCAAAGGGATCGAGAACAATGCAACCCGTCATGCTCGAATTAGTGATCGGGTTTGCAATCAAGGCTAAGGGCTTCATAGTTGGGTGGTCACCGTTTTTCTTAGGTTTATCAAATTCCCAGATGGTCGATTGCTTGCGGTCAGAGTACCACATGTGTTTACCCTTTTTCTTCCATCCGAACAATACCGGTTCATGCTGCCACTGGTATGGTGATCGACCCAGGACAAGACTCTGTTTTTTCCAGATGCAGGTCCCCGAGAGATAAAATCCAGCATCTGAGAAGGCCTTTCTGAAATTCAGGCCTTCAGTGTCTGCATGGAACACATAAATAGAAGCGTCCTGTGCCATAACCTCTTCCATGCTTTTGAATGCATCAAAGAGGAAGGTGTAGAACGCTTCATTGCCCATGTTATCGTTTTTGATTTTGCCAGCTGATCCTTCGTAATTGACATTGTACGGAGGATCTGTGACTACCAGATTTGCTTTCTTTCCATCCATCAGAACTTTATAGGTTTCACACTTTGTACTGTCACCGCAAACCAGCCGATGTTTTCCCAAAAGCCAAACATCACCTGGCTTTGTGAGTGCAGGCTTTTGCAGTTCTGCTTCGACATCGAAATCATCTTCTTGAATATCATCGCCGTTTGTCAGAAGCTTGTTTAGTTCAGCAGGTTCAAAGCCGAGTAGTTCAACATTAAACTCCATGCCCTGAAGACTTTCAATCTCTAACCTCAAGAGTTCTTCATCCCACCCAGCATCCTCTGCATAACGGTTGTCAGCAATGATATATGCCTTCTTCTGCGCTTCAGTCAAGTAATCTACAAACACACACGGGACCTCTGAAAAGCCTTCTTCCTTGGCGGCAATCAGACGACCATGCCCTGCAATCACACTGTAATCCCTATCAACGATGATGGGATTGACGAAGCCAAACTCCCTTAAGCTTGAACGAAGCTTGGTGATCTGTGCAGCCGAGTGTGTTCGTGCGTTATTTACATATGGTACCAGTTCCTTAATCGGTACCAACTTCATATCACTGGTTGTCTTGCTCAAATCGCATCACCGCCTCTTTCAGTTCCTTATATTTTCTGACATCCTCCCAGGGGTATAAGCAGGAAGAAAAATGACCATACACCGCTGTGTCCTTATAACGAGGGAACCGCAAATCAAGCATTTCAATAATCGCTGCCGGACGAAGGCACCATACTTCCTTGATCGCTTCGCGAAGTGTTGCATCAGTTACTGTTCCAGTACCAAAGGTATCCACTTCGACCGATACCGGATCAGCCTTTCCGATTGCATAGGCAATATTGACCTGGCAACGCTTAGCAAATTCACACCAGACGATATGCTTGGCAATATTCCTTGCCATGTAAGCTGCAGACCGGTCAACCTTTGTAGGGTCTTTCCCACAAAATGCACCGCCGCCATGGGCTGCAAGTCCCCCATAGGTATCAACCATCAACTTTCTGCCGGTCAACCCGGTATCAGCCGAAGGCCCTCCTTCAACAAACCTGCCGGAAGGATTAATAAGGACTTTCGTCTCTTCATCAAAAGGGAAATCCTCAAAGCACTTCCACAGGACGTGTGAATAAATCTCCCGGCTCAGTTCCTCAGTGCCTTTCGCCGCGTCGTGTTGGACAGATACGATGATTGTTTTAATTCGCTTTGGCTTGCCATCCTCATACTCTACTGTTACCTGAGCCTTTCCATCTGGCTTGATTCCTTTGATAAGTCCATCGTGCCTGACCTGATCAAGTCTCTTTGTGATGCTGTTGGCCAATACTACCGGAAGCGGGAGCATCTGCCTCGTTTCGCTTGTAGCATAGCCGTACATCGTCCCCTGATCACCCGCACCGAGCGTGTTATACCAGGAAGTGTCGCCACTGCGTGCTTCCAAGGCATTTCCTACTCCATTTGCGATGTCTCGACTCTGTTTGTGTACATAAACAAAAATGAGATACTTCCACGGATTGTATCCTACCTTCCGCAGCGTATCCCTCACGATCATTCGAATATCGATTTTACCGCTACAGGTGATTTCGCCCGCCACGATTATCTTACCTTTTGTCGCCATTACCTCACAGGCCACGCGAGAGCCGCGGTCTTTCCACAAACAGGCGTCCAAAACACTATCTGCGATGAGATCACAGAGCTTGTCTGGATGGCCTTCACACACACTTTCTGCTGTTAAAAATTTATTATCCATATCATTTTCCTTTCCGGGCGCCTAATAGGCGCTCCATTAAATCATCTTGTGGAGTATAGTTCGAGCAATCAGTAAGACTGTTTTCTCTTACTATCGCGTAAATCAGAGCCCATAAATTATTGGTTTGTTTTGAGAAGGATTGCGCCATGCTCACGTAAGGTGAAGCAATCGGTGCACCTGTTGTTGGGTGCTTTGCCAGAAGACCATATTCAGAAATAGCCTGTTCACACTGAATCCAGCGAGCAGCGCTCATGGAGTATTGCTCAATCTGCTGCTTGGGCACCAGATGACTGCATTTGTGTTTCAACAGCCATCCCCAGGTGTCTGTGTATATCTCATTAGCTATCAAGGGATGCCCATTCTTTTGGGAAGCCGACAACCAATCAGCAGGCTTTGGCATTTCTGACCCTGTTTCAGAGTCACCTTCAGGCAATGGCACGATTTGAAGATTGCGCGATTTGCCATCCTGTATTTTATCCGCTAAAGCCTTTCGCGGCCTGCCACCTACACCTGGCTGCGGACCTCTTTTACCCATGTATTCACCTCCGATCTGAATGAGGGGGTTAATACCCCCAAAACTTATGAAAAAATTCACACGACACCCTACGCCCGTTCCCCAGCAAAAGAGCTACAGAGATTTGATCCCCCCTACCGGTCGTGCCAGCGGTCACCATCACGCGCTGTGATGGATGAATGACAAGGTGTACAAAGAGCTTTGAGGTTCGCTTCATCATGATTACCGCCACGTGCAAGCGGAAGGATGTGATGGACCTCGGTGGCCGGTGTCATTTTCCCGTTCTTTACACACTCTTCACAGAGCGGGTGCGATTCAATGTACCTGTCACGTATGCGCTTCCATGCCCGTCCATAACGCTTTCGTGTTACCGGGTCACGATCGTACTTCTCATAGCGAGAGGCTTCCTGCTTGGCGTGCTTCTCACAAAACCGGTGCTCTGTCAGCTCAGGACAACCGGGATGAGAGCATGGTCGTTTTGGTTTTCTCGGCATAAAACACCTCCTTTAGGGCATAAAGAAAGCCCTCGCGGTATTTTCCACGAAGGCTCTTTGCAGCTTTCCATAATACTATTCTAGTACGGTTTTTTGTAAATTGCGTCCGCTATTTGTCCACTCCTAAATTCCATAAAGAAGTAGCGTCAGCTGACGCAGTGCATCTTCCTTTTTCTTGTACACCCATGAACGTTCAATATGAAGCTCTTCACTTACATTTAGGATGGCCTCGGTCTTTGTAATATCTCGGACAAAGAATTCATTCAGGATAAATTGCGAATCCTCATCCAGTGTCTCCCATGCGGGCTTGAACCATTTCATGTATTCCAAGGCCTGTCTATAACGTTCCTTAAGCACATCAATCTCATCAATACCAAAAACCAGTCGATCCTCTAGTGCCTTAGGATTGTGCGCACTCGGCATTCCGGTTGGAACCGAACTCCTCGGTGATTCTATCTTTTCATGAATGATAGCAATGTCTTCATCTGTATGCTCAATGATATATTCCATGTTGCTGTAATCCTTGAGCGCATTGATCGCTGCCATCTTTTTATCTAGGTAATGCCAAACTATATTCATCGCATCGAACCTCCTTTGAATGTTGCTTTGACTGCATCAATAAGGGCGGCTTGGGTGTTGTCCTTATCCTTCAGTGCTTTCATCACCTTCTCATCTATCGTATCCTTGGCGATAAGATGGTGAATGACTACCGTTTCCCTTTGACCTTGTCTCCAGAGCCTGGCGTTGGTTTGTTGATAGAGTTCCAGACTCCAAGTCAACCCGAACCATATTAGGGTTGAACCGCCAGCCTGCAGGTTCAGTCCATGTCCAGCAGACGCTGGATGTATGACTGCAATCGGAATTTCACCGTTGTTCCATTTTTTTATGGAATCAGAACTGTCTAAGGTTTCCACAGCAAATCTTTCTTTGATCCGGGCAAGATCGTGTCTGAACCAATATGCAATGAGGACAGGTTTGCCATTGGCAGCTTCGATCAAGTCCTCTAAGGCTTCCAGCTTTCGATCATGTATATGAATTGCAGCACCTTCATCATCATAGACTGCTCCATTAGCCATTTGCAGAAGTTTCCCAGAAAGTGCAGCTGCATTGGCCGCTGATATCTCTTCACCTTTGATCATTGCAACAAGATCCCGCTTCATGGTTTCGACAGTTTCCATTTCTTTTTCAGATAGCCTGACAGGAACCTCATTGATGACCAGCTCCGGTAATTTAAGATAATCAGAACCTTTCATGCTGATGGTAATGTCAGAAATCCTCTGATAGATCATTTCTTCCGCTCCGGGTTTTGGTTTATAAGAAAATACGATCTGTTGATTGCGTTTATCAGGGCTGAAGTAGTCTTCACGATATTTCCCTATAAAACGTCCAAGGCGCTGCCCCATATCCAGCAGTCGATATTCAGCCCAGAGATCCATCAGTCCATTTGAAGAAGGAGTACCTGTGAGACCCACAACCCTCTTGATTAAAGGCCTCGCTTTCAATAGACTCTTGAACCGTTTGGCCTGATGAGACTTAAAGGATGACAGTTCATCAATCACGACCATTTCATAGTCAAAAGGAATACCACTTCTAGAAATGAGCCATTCAACGTTCTCACGATTGATAATGTAGAGCTGAGCTTGCTTTAGCAGTGCTGATTTCCTTTGTTCTTCGGAGCCAACAGCGACTGTGTAAGTCAGTCCATTCAAATGATCCCATTTTTCAATCTCGGTTGGCCACGTATCCCTTGCTACTCTCAGCGGTGCAATGACCAGGACCTTTCGAATCATAAAGCTATCCAGTGTGAGATCAAAAATGGCAGTCAGTGCAATGACACTCTTGCCTAAACCCATGTCCAGCAAAACGGCTGCAATCGGGTGAGTTAGGATATAATCAGTCACATATTCTTGATATTTATGAGGACTGTATTTCATTAAGTATCCCTCCAATCTGCTCCTTCTGGTCTATGCAGAATACCAAAAATCCAAGTGCTTCTAACTGTCTTTTTCGCTTTTCCTGGAGTGGGCGCATTGTTTTACCAGGAGCTTTCACTTCAATAAAGGCTATCTTCCCTCCAGGTAGAAGCACCAACCGATCCGGCATTCCATCAAGACCGGGTGATGTGAATTTTAACGCCAGGCCACTTTTGTCTTTCGTTTCTCTAACCAATTTTTGTTCTATAATTTTCTCTCTCATATTTCCTCCATGTTCCTTAAATCCAAAAAGACTCTATACGCGCGCAAACGGGCGTCTGCAGGTGTTGTATCTTCTTTTCTTATAGAATTATTTTTAATAATGATTTTAGGAACACTGGTACACTTGCCATTTCGCCCCCTGCTTTTTCAGGGGCTGACGCCCGTTCCGATGTGATGTACCGAAATGCATTTGTGGGTTCATCGGAACGAGTCATGTCAGTTCCCAAAGAGGTGGTGTTCCCAATGTTCCAAACTTCATCATGGGTTGGGAACATACAGCCACTGTGGTCCATAGATCGGGATTCGCTCTTTTTTCACCAGACCACTCCAGCCACCGATCCCCGCCATGATCGTTGAGATCTCATTTCCATCAAGCCTTCGCATGTTAGCACGATCTTTCCCGAAACACTCACACCAGATCTCCATGTTGGAAACCGATGTTCGCTTTCGTACTCCGACACGATGGCTATCTCCGAACTCTGAACCACTTATGAAGTTTCGACGCTCAAAGGTGTCCATGCTATCCCAGTCCTCTGGCAAAAGGGTGTCAAGGTAATCGCGCACCAGCCCTTCACGCTCATCGGATTCCATGGCTTCCCGCTGTTCATCTTTGGCGAGCTTTTCAAGACTTGCGTCAAGGTACAGTTTTTCACCAGCTTTGCTGTACACAAGTGTTTCAGCCCATATTTGCAATACTTCTTCTTGGGTGAGTTGCCACGATTGTTTACTGCCGTTACCGGGAGTTTTTATGGGCCAGAAGCGTCGATTACCCGTAGTGTCCCTCAAGTATCCTTTCTCTGCATTGGTGGTTCCGAAAAACACACATTGCCTCAGGTGTGGTGTCGCCCTTCGTCCGAAGCTGGCACGATAGATGTCATTCTGGCGAGATAGAAAACTTCTCAGCGTTTCCACTTCCGCTTTTTTCAGCCCGGCAAGTTCTCCAATCTCAAGTATCCAATAGCCCTGCAGCTTCTCAGCGGCGGTTTTGTCCTTTGTATCCGAAAGGCTCAGTGAGTCAGAAAACCACTCACCGCCTAGTTTGGCTATGAGCGTACTTTTCCCAACACCCTGCGGACCATTCAGAACCAGCATGGAATCAAACTTACAGCCTGGATTCATAACACGGGCTATGGCTGCACAGAGGGTCTTTCGAGTTATTGATCTCACATAGGGATTGTCAGAAGCCCCGAGATAATCAATCAGCAAAGTATCAACTCGAGGTACTTTATCCCACTCAGGTAATGAATCAATGAACTCTCGGATCGGGTGATAGGATCGGTCGTCAGTCACCTTTGCCACTGCGATGTCATAGTTGCGGGCTGAAAAAGTGCCATAATGGGTATCGATGTAACTGACAAGCTGCGCATCATCTGCATCCCTCCAAAACCTTGAGGGGTGTGTCCAGGGAACATCGCCTTTAATCTCCAGATTGTCAGAGAGCTGATTGAAAACAATACTTTTTAGGTTCAAATCATTTTCGATTATGATCGTGAGGTTTCTTAAGGTGTTTTTTACAGCCCCTGTCTTTTCTAGCTCCAGCTGCTTCTGCCAATCCTCATCCTGAAACTCGCTCTCAGCCAGCGCCCTGCGCTCCTCTGCGAATTGCTCCTTCACACGTTCATCTTTTATTGCCAGATCCGACATCGCTTTGTAGGATGGATGCTTGCTTGGAGGCGTATCTTCAGCGACCTTATCATCTATGTCACGGAATCTATGAACACGCACAAGGTCAAAAGCATTAAGGAGCTTCCCGCAGGCGGGATCAGTAGCATGGTGGCTGTAAGCATATTTGCCATCATAGATAACTAGTCCAGATGAAGAGTCCGCCGGGATATAATCATAGCGGCCATTCATTGCACTCGGTTCATATATTTCCTTCAGGAAAGTATCGATGGCTTCTTCAATGGTATAAGCCCTGCAAAATGCTCCGACTACGCCTTCCTTGGAAAGCGGATCTGCCTGTTGGGTTATCTTTCTCTGGACCACCTCCGACTGCCGAGATGATACTGGCCACGTAGAGGTATCACGCCAATCAGCATATTTGGAAAGATACAAATCAGGATCAAGTAAATCTCCGTCTTTTTCTTTGAATACAAACTCTCCGTCAGATGGTGTAGATGGCCAATACATCAACCTTGATGCTTCATAGGTGGTGTCGTCGAACAGATCGATTCCTATTTCCTTTGCCACCATGCGTCCCAGTGCCGGATATTCATCTTCACTGACTTCACGGACCAGTGGAATAAGAAGCCTGAGCCTGGGAGCATTAGGTGTATTTTTATGAGTTGAATAGATGCAGCATTTAAAATCATGTAGTGATTCAATCTGATCCCAGATTCCCGGCTTTGCATAGTCCATATCGAGAGTTAGAAGAGAACGACTTAAGACAAATCCGTTTCGGCGCTTACCTTCACGAAGAGCACCACCAACAAAACCGCCCACGTCTTTTATAGAATCCTGTCTGGCACGACTCAACTTACGAAACTCGGATACCGTTTCTGTAGTCCGTATGGTTGTCATAACTCGGGCGGTAAAATCCTCCCAAGTTATGTCTTTGTTCTTCCACTTTTTATCCATACGGCTGTTACCAACCGCTATTTTCATATCTTCTGCACCTCCTTACAGTTTTCGGTAAAGTATCTAATGGTCATACGATGCTTCGTTGCTTTATTGATTTCTGTCCGCATCCCACTTGAAATATGACTTCCAAATACCCATAGCTCATCACACTTTCTAAGCCAGACCATACCGAAGAACAATCCCATTTTTCTCTCCTCCGGATCATGATCATCCATTATTTGCGGGTATAGCAGATGAGGAGCGAAGGGTATCGCTCCTTTATCCACCGCAAATCTCAAGTATTTTCTGGCATTCTCAAGATTGATTTTTATCTCTCCGGCAAAGGGTGAACATATGAACACGCAAGGTCTATAGCTTTTGGCTTTTTCTTCTCGTTCTACATTAGTCAGAGCTTCTGCGGCTGTTGGATCTGGGTAGCCTTCTGCGTTGTACTTGTCCATAGCTACACCACCTCGAGATCCGATTCTTGCTCAATCAGCGGGAGTATGCCATGTGATTTCAGCAGTTCATAGATAAACAGACGTCCCTTTTGAGTCCAGTAAGTATGAACCTTTGAGTGCATGCTGCCGTCGCCGCCTGGATAGCTATGAGTCTTGGTTGCGGTATATCCATGCTGAGCATGTTTCTGATAAAGAAGCCATATATTACCCTGACGGAATTGCACACCCAGATCATGAAGATATTCGTTCAGCCAGCGACCTGATCTCCCATAGTCTTTAGCAATTGTTGTGATGGCCACTGCATCCTTGCAATTTAGAACCACATCGTAATAGCTTGCCTTGGGCTGCATTTCAGCAATCTGCTGTTCCTGAATGCTGATGGTGGCACCAAGAGCAGCATTCCTAGTTCGCTCTGCTTTAAGTTCCTGCAGTGCCCTGATCCAAAGGTCTGGGTTGGCAAGCAACTCATCAGCTGCATAGAGTCCATGTTTTCGGATAGACGGCAGCACTTCATGGGTTACCCAGCGCTTGAACTTCTTAGCTTCTGGCTTGTCAGAGCGAAGGATCACATTATAAAGACCGCTTTCATTGATGCAGATCATGTCTTGCGCCCCACCAAGGGTGTCCACCCTGACCGACACCCTTTCGTCTGCATCGAGCCTTTCCGCAGTATCTCGGTATTTTGAAATGCCAAGTACCGCACAAACGTCTTTCAGTACCCACAAGGTATCTCCGTTTTTCTGAACAGTGCGTACCTCGTTACCCTCGTAGTTAAAAATTTTTAAATCGTTCATAGTGAACCTCCTGCTATAGTTGTAAGGCGGCATAGACTGCCCTCAGCTATATGCAAAAAAAGAGAGGGCTTCGAACCCCCTCAAATTAATCTTTTTTATAAAAATTACATTCATAACCATCAGCGCGGAGCAAAAGTCCTTCAGCCCAAGGCGGTGTTTCTCCCATAATGGAGCAGACACCTTGAACTGAAGTTTCAACCGGTGCCTCAATGACGGCCTCGTCGTGGACATGCATCACAATCTTATGTCCTGCCTGGTCCAAACACCGCATAGCATAACAGAGAATATCTCTGGCAATTGCCTGCACTATGTTTTCCACGAATTTGGGACCATAGCTATCGATGCGTTCCCATTTCTTCGTCGAACCCACACCTTCATAAGTCACCGACTCGCTGCCAAAGCTGTTAACTCCCATTCGAGGTTTCACATAAGTAAGCTGCCTGCCTGAAGGAAGCCGAATAAGCAGCATTCCACTGCAGTATTCAAACTGGATGCTGTGTGTTTCCGTCCTGGTTTTCTCTTTGACCGCTGTCTTCACTGAACTATCGACATCCCACCAAAGCCTTACAATGTTAGGATTAGCGTTTCGCCATGCAGACACGAGTGGCTTTAGTTCTTCCTCGGAAAGACCCATATCGAGGGCTCCCATCGCCTTCAACGCACCTGCAGATCCTCCGTAGCCTAGAGCCAATTCCGCAATTTTACCTTTCTGCCGCAGTGGACTTCCTTTGGTGATTTCTTCAATCGGAACTCGGAACATCTGAGCTGCTGAGGCTTCATAAATCTTGCCATGTGTAGCAAACACATCATTTCTCCATGATTCGCCCGCCAACCAGGCTATTACCCTTGCCTCAATGGCACTAAAATCTGCAACGATGAATTTACATCGTTCCTTAGGAACAAAGGCAGTCCGGATTAGTTCAGACAAGACAACAGGTATAGAATCATACAGCAGCTCTAGTGCATCAAACTGTCCTTCTCGAACAAGGCTGCGTGCCTGCTCCAGATCCGGAAGGTGGTTCTGCGGGAGATTTTGGACCTGGATCAAACGGCCAGCGAATCTCCCTGTTCTATTGGCGCCATAAAATTGCAAAAGCCCGTGTGCTCGTCCATCAGAACAGACAGCATTTTTCATTGCTGCGTATTTCTTTACGCTGGACTTTGCGAGTGCCTGTCTTAGTTCCAGAACTCGGCTTAATCTTTCCGGTGCGATCTGTAATAGCTCCTTCACAGATGCTTTATCCAAGCTTTCAGTTTCCAGACCGTTTTCTGCAAGCCATGCTTTCATCTGAGCGACTGAGTTTGGATTCTCCAGATCTGTCAGATCACGCATTGCCCCAGTGAGTTCTTCTTTTGATTTCTCATCACATTTTATGGCCTGATCTACAAGTTCCATGTCTAACTGGATACCATGATCATTGATCTGCTGGTCCAAGATGTAATTCTGCCATTCGTCCTCCGGCATTGGGAACTTCTCAAGTCGTGACTGTATCGCCATCTCAGCTTCGACGTCGCGGATATTATAGGCTTTGAACCTCTCCCATTTATCTGGCGCATGTTCCGGCAGGTTTCTAAAGCGGCCACTATTTGCCTGAGTCGGTTTGCATGGAACTGAAAAGTACCGGATCAAGTCTTTACCTTCGGTCAATTTCTGCTTGTCGGCTCCTGTGACCAACGCTGCACCTTCCAGAGATAAAGGTAAGCCCAGGTAAGCAGACCATGCCATCGTGCAACGCCAGGAATCAGGCTTAAGCCATCTGTCAAAATATCGGGACAAGCAGACCCTCTCAAACTGAGCATTGAATGCCCACTTTGTAACGCTCTCATCGAAGATCGCGCTTCTTATGCTTTCCGGCAACATTTCACCACTCGCCAAATCAATCACCTGAACCGGTCCACCATCTACGCTATAACTAAAAAGCAGAATTTCAAAATCAGGAGCTTCTGTATAGTGATAGACCCCGCTTTTGGCGAGGTCCACACTACTATATGTTTCTAAATCTATATTGAGCTTTATCATGATAAGAAATCGTCATCTACATCTGTGCTAAAATCGTCAGCAGCATTTGTTCTGCCACCCAGCGGTTCACCATCACGGATTTTCTGGATATTGCCGAGGCCACAGGCGATCCCTTTATTGCCATTGGAGTTGAAAGCATAGAAATTGATGCTAACCCTTGCATATATCCCGGAGTAAACCTCAGAGCGATCAAGAATAGGATTGACGTTTTTATCGACTACCTGTGGTGCAGTATTGCTATTAGCGTTGATGAAGTAGCTATCGGCATAAGCTTCATCATCAGGACGATCGATGTCTCCATCCCTAAGGGGAAGCTTGATCGCAGCCTTGTTCGGAACCTTGCCTCCAAATTTGCCTTTGCCCTCTTCAATGGCTGCATCGATTGCTCCATTGATTGCGGAGAGCGTCTTCACATCGCTTTTGGGGATGATCAGGCTTACGCTGAATTTTTCAGCTCCACCGTTGATTGATTTTGGTTCCCATACATTGGCGTAGGACAAGCGGACAATACCGGTGATTACTTTTGTAGGGCTCTTTCCAGGATTGGAATTTGTTCTGTTTACTGTATTTGACATAATATTAAACCTCCATAAAATCATTTTTTGCTGTTGATATATTTATTTCAGGGCGCTTATCCGATATAGGGACCAGCGTTGGTTTCCCTGTTGGTTTGATGACCAAACCTCCAAGGATTTCATTGAATTTTGGTTTGCCCATCAGCTTTTCCATTTCGGTAATGGTGATGAGACTCTGCTTGTAGATATCGCGATATCCGGCTTCTTTCGCCGTCTCAGCGACAGCTTCATCGTCAGTGTACTTGCGGTTGGATCGGCCTTCGACCACCTTGTATCCCGGCCAGTGTTTGCCATGATTCACAGCCGTATCTGTGGCATAGGCCATAATTTCATTAGCCCAGTTGGTCAGATCGCCAATTGATGAAAGTATCTCTTCAATTTCTTCATCAGAAAGCAAAGGCGGCAGGGCGAACTCGAACGCAGCAAGTTTCATTTTGGATTCTGCTCTAGCCCGGCACTTTACTGCTGCCCTGCAGAACTGACACCACTCACCGGGGCAATACTGACCATCCCCTGCAAAAGCCAGTTCTGCTATGGGCTTGAGAATTTCCTCCGCCCACTGGTACAGGC